ATGTTGCTCGTGAGTATACTCGGGTTGACGGTAGCGAACTTTATCTTAAGTTTGTTGTGGCTACTGAAGACGACTTTATCGAAGTTAAAAGAGCTGTTAGTGCTTACCAAGATGCCGGGGTACAATGTCCAGTATATCTTATGCCAATGGGTGGACGCAGTGAAGAATACACCCTCAATGTTAAAGACGTTGCTGAAGCGTGTATGGCAGAAGGATGGCGATTCACTCCAAGACTCCACATTAGCCTATTCGGAAATGCCTGGGGAACTTAGACAATATAAAAACGCACAACACGAAAAGGCTATGAAGGCGCCTATCGATCAAGACGCACTTAGAAAGGCAGGACTATGAAACAATGGCTTAAAAAAGTATCAGGTATAGAAGCAAAAGAAAAAGAACTTGCTGAACAAAAGGCTGCACTAGAAGCTGAATCTGATAAAAAACTAAAAATTAAAGATCCGAAGGCATATGCTACTAAAAAGAAAGAACCTTGGGTTAATGTTCTTGATATGAAAGTCAATGAAGATAATATACGTAATGGCTTTTTTGAACTTGATTGGAACAAATACTTTATTGAAGAACTTTTAACAGCAGGTTATGGCAGCGAGGGTGATGTTGAAGAAGAAATTGTAGACCGATGGTTCAAAGATATAGTTTATAATATGCTTCAAGAAGAAGGGCAAGATACCAATCGAGGTGCAGGTTATATTAATGTTGTGCCAATTGATAAAGGTAAAAGCGAAGTATCGTAATGGTTGACAACTCGTACAAAATCGTATACAATCGTACATATACAAACCATATAGAGGTAAACTAATGGCAACTTATATTCTTGTAGATACAGCTAACACATTCTTTCGTGCAAGACACGTAGTACGTGGCGATGTAGATACTAAACTTGGCATGGCACTACACATTACACTTAACAGTGTAAAGAAAGCATGGACTGACTTTAAGGCAGATCATGTTGTGTTTTGTTTAGAAGGTCGTAGTTGGCGCAAAGATTACTATGAGCCTTACAAGCGCAACCGCAAAGAACATCGAGATGCACTTACTCCTGCACAGCAAGAAGAAGATACATTATTTTGGGAAATCTTTGACGAGTTCAAAGACTTTGTTGGTAGCAAGACTAACTGTACAGTAATGCAAAATCCTGTACTAGAAGCAGATGATCTTATTGCAGGTTGGGTACAAGCACATCCTAATGACAATCATGTTATTATCTCTACAGACGGTGACTTTGCACAACTTATTGCACCTAACTGTAGACAGTACAACGGGGTAAGTAATACTACTATTACAGTAGAAGGATACTTTGATGACAAAGGCAAGCCCGTGTGCGATAAGAAGACAGGAGAACCTAAGCCTGCTCCACACCCTGAATTCATGTTGTTTGAAAAGTGTATGCGTGGCGACACTAGTGACAATGTGTTTAGCGCCTATCCAGGTGTTAGAAAAAAAGGTACAAAAAACAAAGTTGGACTGATTGAAGCATTTGACGACAAACAAACAAAAGGCTTTAGTTGGAACAACATGATGCTACAACGTTGGACTGACCACGAAGGTGTAGAGCATCGTGTGCTTGATGATTACACACGCAATGTTGTACTATGTGATTTGACTGCACAACCCGAGCATATTAGACAAGAGATAGATAACACTATTGCACAACATGCAGTACCCAAAGACGTTAAGCAAGTAGGTATGCGTCTTATGAAGTTCTGTGCTAAGTGGGATATGCAACGTATTGCAGACCAGGCAGCAAGTTATGCAGACCCATTACAAGCGAGATATCCACAATGAGCATGAAAGCTAAACCTGTACTAGAAAATAAATTTTGGATTGTTGAAGAAGAAGGAATGCGAGTTGGTACTCTTTCAAAAAACGATGACGGATTTGTTGTTAGTCAAAAAGGTTCTGTTAAGTTTTATAAAAGTGAAAACCAGTTGAAAAAAACATTTGGTAAGAACTTTTTAATTGCAAATATTAAAAACAAAAAATCACTTTCAAGTAAAGAAGTACACGGATATCCAACACGTACTACTCCTTACAATAGTATGTATGACATCAAACATAAACTACCATTGTTTACTAAAAGTAAAAAATCTAAAAGTGTATATTGTGCCGGTTACTATCTTGTTAAGTTTAATGTTAACTGGCTTAAAAGTTACTGTCCAAAGCTAATTACTATTGAACGTAACGAATACTCAGGTCCGTATAAAACTGAGCTAGAAATGAAAGTAGCACTAAGTAATGTCAACAGAGCCAATTAATACAATGCCTATACAGCAACTAATCCAAATGGTTAAAGTTGCTGAACAAAGTAAAGCAAGAGAAGTTAGACTCGATATAAATCAAGCAAAAATACTAGCACTTACATTAGGCGAAGTTATGGCAAGACTGCATGGAGATTTAGAAAAAATCATTGATAGCAAACTTGAAAAGCTCAATGATGATCAAGTTATTGAAGTAAACATGGACTCTGGGGCTTGGTAAAAAGATAAATATATGCGTAGTTAATAAAGGACACGCATTATGAGTAGACCAAAACCAGTTGTTAGACTTGAATATACCAATAAAGTTACCTATAAATGTGAACAGATTTTAGATGCAGAAGCTATTTGGGCAGTTTTTTATCAAGACAAACCATTTAACTTAAAAAGTTCAAATGCATTAACCAACTATCCTGGTCCTAAATACAAAAAAACTAGTTTCTCAAATCCTGGACATGCACATAATCTAGCCAAAAAACTAAACTCTACATTTAACTGTAATGACTTTTCGGTATATATGTTATCCGAAGGTGAGAAGTTGTTTGACTGATAAAGTTACCTATACCAAACTTTTTTTAAAAGAACTTGAAAAAAGTTATAATGATATAAATGTAAAAGAATACATGCCATTATGGTGGCAGAATACACGAACCAAAGGCAATGGCGGACTAAGACTTACTGAAGAAGGATTTGATGTTATCAATCAAATTGGTATTACTACATACGATATACCGTATCCAAGAGATATTCCTTTAACTACACAGATTATAATACATCTTGATAAGTTTATAACTTGTCCATATTATCTTACAAATCGAAGCATAACGGTTACAGACGAACGTAAAGCAATAGAGCTTGGTCTGTTTAGTGGCGACTTGCGTAAGTATGGACTTACTAAAGCTATGAACAGAAGTAAAGATGCGAATTGATCTACACGGCTTGCATATTCATATAGGATGGCAACATTTTAATCAACAAATAGAAGAAGCATATCTTAGCGGATACAAAAAATGTCATGTAGTTACCGGACAAGGTGCTATGATGCGTGAAATACACACGTGGGCAAGCAATCATTCACGAATTAGAGAATGTGTTCAAACCAAACATAATCCTGGAAGTTTTAGTATAAAGTTGAAAAAAAGAGGTTGACTTCTGTAGTACTTGTGTTATATTAAGTGTATAGGGCAAATACACAAAGGGCAATACAATGTACGATTATAGCGACGATATCATCTCCGATCTTCACAAAGACGCACGTGGGTTCCGTCCTGGTGAATACTTCTGGGAGGAATGGACACAATCTCCAGCTAATACTAAACAGCGTATTTGGGATATGTTGTGCGACGAACTAGAGCGCAACAACATTGCCGAAAAGGCTGCTGAAGAGCAGGCTATTGTTAGTTTCCGCAAAAGTGTAGCAGGTGTTATGAAGGTTGCTAACTGCAACTGGAAATCTGCACTGCGGCACCTAGCTGTTGCTGAAGACTGCAACATCGAAGAAAACAGTCAAGAGTTTGATTACTTTCTTTGGTTGCAAGGCATTGGTTATAGCGATCGAAAAAATATCGCAAAACTTTACTTTAAAGGTTGACACTAATAGCAGTTAATGCTATTGTACTGTATAGGCACTGAAAACAAATCTAAAAGGAATATAAAATGTCAGACGTAATTCGCACAGTTTCTCCAAGTAAAGCAAAAAACGCTCTTCGTCATGCAATGCATAAAAAGCGTCCTGTTTTTCTTTGGGGTCCTCCGGGTATTGGTAAATCCGATATCGTAGAACAAGTTACTAAAACTTTTTCTAACTCTCATCTTATTGATATTCGATTGAGTCTTTGGGATCCAACCGATATTAAAGGCATTCCGTATTTTGACAGCAACAATGTTAAAATGGCATGGGGTGCACCAAGTGAACTGCCAGATGAAGAAATGGCAGCACAATATGATAATATTGTACTTTTCTTAGACGAAATGAACTCAGCGGCACCTGCTGTACAAGCGGCTGCATATCAGTTGATTTTGAATCGTCGTGTAGGTACATACAAACTACCAGACAATGTTATTATTGTTGCGGCAGGTAACCGTGAAAGCGACAAGGGTGTTACATATCGTATGCCAGCACCATTGGCTAACCGCTTTATTCACCTAGAACTTGCTGTTAACTTTGATGACTGGTTCAACTGGTCAGTAGACAATAATCAACACAAAGATGTTGTAGGTTACTTGACGTTTGCAAAAAAAGACTTGTATGATTTTGATCCAAAGTCAGCAAGCCGGTCATTTGCAACACCACGTAGTTGGTCATTTGTAAGCGAATTGCTCGAAGACGAACTTGACGAAAGTACTACTACTGATTTGGTTGCAGGTACAGTAGGCGAAGGTCTTGCTGTTAAGTTTATGGCACACCGTAAGGTTGCCTCAAGTATGCCAAACCCAACAGATATTCTTGCAGGTAAAGTAAAGGAGTTAAAAACTAAAGAAATCAGTGCCATGTATTCCTTGACTGTTTCGCTCTGTTATGAACTCAAAGAATCATCTGATAAAAATGACAAAAAGTTTGATGATAAAGTCAATAACTTCCTACGCTTTGCAATGGATAACTTTGACACAGAACTGGTTGTTATGTGTATTAAACTTGCTCTTACGCAATATGCACTTCCTATCGATCCAGACGAAGTAGAATGCTTTGATGAATTCCACAATCGCTTTGGTAAGTATATTAAGGCAGCGCAACAAGTTTAAGTTGGTACATAATGGACAGCTTCGGCTGTCCATTATTCTATTTAAAGGTTGACAATAATAGTAAATATGTTATATTAACTGTATAACACTTATAAGAGGTTAGACATGGCTACTAAAGATACACAAACTAAACTTAAAAACTGGGAGCCGAATCCAGATATTACTCCAGAAGAACTGGAGGAAATGCGTGTAGAAGTTCTTGATCGTATTATTATTGCTCGAGTTGGACTATTATTACGTCACCCATTTTTTGGTAATATGGCAACACGTTTACGTATTCAGGCAGCAGACGAATGGTTAGGTACTGCCGCAGTAGACGGTCGTAACCTATACTTTAATACACAGTTCTTTAATGCAATGAATAACAAAGAAATTGAATTTGTTATTGCACACGAAATACTTCACTGTGTGTTTGATCACTTGGGTCGACGTGATGATCGTAATCCAATGTTGTATAATATTGCAGCCGACTATATTGTTAATAATCTTCTAGTACGTGATCGTATTGGTACTATTCCAAGTATTGTAAGTTGTTATCAAGACTTCAAATACGAAGGTTGGATTAGTGAAGAAGTATATGACGATCTATTTGAAGAAGCCAAAAAGAATGGTGAAGATTATCTTAAACAACTAGGCGAAATGTTAGATGAACATTTAGACTTAGAAGGCGAAGATGGTGAGGAAGGTGAAGCTGGTAAAGATGGAAAAGGCGGTAAAGGTCGTCCTAAGTACAGCAAAGCAGAAATGGATCAGATTCGAGACGAAGTAAAAGAAGCTATGATTAATGCGGCACAAACTGCTGGTGCAGGAAATACACCTGCAGGTGTTGCACGTATGATCAAAGAACTTACTGAGCCTAAGATGAACTGGCGTGAACTTATTCGTCAGCAAATCCAAAGTACTATTAAAAGTGATTTTACATTTAGCCGTCCATCACGCAAAGGTTGGCATACGGGTGCTATATTGCCCGGTATGGACTTTCAAGATACAATCGATCTATGCATTTGTATTGATATGTCTGGTAGTATTGGTAACTCACAGGCAGCAGATTTCTTAGGTGAAATACAAGGCATTATGGAAGAGTTCAAAGACTATAAGATCAAACTATGGTGCTTTGATACTAAAGTATATAATGAACAAGACTTTAGTGCAGATAATGGAGAAAATCTATGTGACTATGAAATACTTGGTGGCGGTGGCACTGATTTTATGGTTAACTGGACATATATGAAAGAAAATGATATTCAGCCTAAGAAGTTTTTAATGTTCACAGACGGTTATGCATGGGATAGCTGGGGCGACGAAGACTATTGCGAGACAGTGTTTATTATTCATTCGCACCATGATAAAAACTTGCAAGCGCCGTTTGGTGTAACAGCACATTATGACGAGGCTGCATGAAACTAAAAGACCCTAATCCACTCGATGTATTAAATATAAGGAGGGTAGATTTTTGCCCTCCTCATTTTGCTACAATAAGTATTCCACGTAGATATAACTTAGATCAAGCAATATGCGATTGGATTATTAGCAATCTAACTGGCAGATATTTTTTTGGTAACTCTGTACAGTTAGACGAACAAAAGAATCTTGTACATCAACATTATGTTGGATTTGAAAGCTCAAAAGAACTAAGTTTCTTTATGTTGGCTTGTCCACATTTGAAGTACAACTAAAACAGTGGTTATAAATAAATTATACAAGGAGTAAAATATGACCGAAAATACACAAGCAAATGAATTAAATATTCAAGATTTAGCATTAGCAAGAGCCGTTATTGAACTTGCAACAGAGCGTGGTACATTTAAAGCTAATGAAATGGCTAATGTAGGTGCGTTATATAATAAACTAGATGCTTTCTTGAAAGAAGTAGAAGCACAAGCTAAGGCAGCAAAAGAAGGTGCCGAAGCAGCAATGACTGAACCAACACAGGAGGGTGAAGATGGCGCTTAAACACGTAGGCAGAGTAGCTGCCAATAGACGCAAAGTAATCGTAGCATACCGAGTTATACCAGGTGATCCTGATAACTGCTTGGTTGTACAGACAGAAAATCTTAGTGCAGACGAACATGACAGCTTAATTAGAGTTGTTGAATCAGCAGCTGGACAGGAAGCATATGAGTTTGCAGAAGCAATGGCTCGTGCATACTTGCCTGATGGTCGTAATATGTTGGCAGGATTTCAACAGACTGGAAAACTAAGAAAAGTTTTAACTAGCGATATCGAAATGACTCCAAATGGTAATACTAATATTTCACTTAGTGACTTGAATAGTACTATTGCAGAACAACAAGGTGTTACAGTAAACGATTTAGCACTAAAAGGTCCTGGCGGTAAAACAGCAGAACAGCCTGCAAATCAAACAGAAGAGACTGTAGATCCTGCTCAAATGTACAGTGCCGATGCTGTTGCTCCACAAGCTGACAGTGTACTTGACGATGCAGCACTTGCTGCACAATTTCGTTCACAAGCAGATGCTTTATACAAAGAAGCAAAAGCATTACGAGATCAAGCCGAAGAACTAGTTCCAACTATTAAGAAGAAAGCAAAGGTATCAGCAAAGAAAACTGAGACCAGTGACGGATAAAAGCAAAGACGAGTATTGGGAAGAAATACTAAATGATATTGATATGGATTTTATTCCATTAGAATATATCAACACTGTTATTGTTGGATTTGTTGATGGTAAGGAATGGGAAATTGATATTAAAAAGACCAAACAAAGTACTGACGATGTTGATTCTATACTAGAAGAGTTTTTTACAGAATATGATGATACAATTGATAAAGTTGACTTTAGATTAGATACTGAACGTCTAAAGAAAGACATTCAAAAAAGAACAACACGCTTTCTTAAAGTAAACAAGTAAACAAAAGGCTATTGCAACTGTATTTTTAATACAAAGTTGCAGTAGCCTTTGCCTTTTAAAAATAGTTTCTGTGTAGATATGATAAATATATAAAACAGTACACCTAGGAGACTTTAATATGGCTTTAAAGCTAAGACGCGGAACAGAAGCAAACAGGACAAGTATTACGCCAGCTGAAGGCGAAATAATATATGTCACCGATACTAAAAAAATATACGTTGGCGATGGAACTACACCCGGTGGTGTATTACAGGGCGGCAGCGGTGGTGGCGGCAGCTTAACAGGCATTACTGATAATGCTACAGCATCAGTTTTAACGCTTAGTGATGCAAATATCAGTATTGATGTTGATTTAAGTATTACCGGACAAGAGATTGTCGGCGATGGCGATATTAATATATCTGGAGATGTTACAGCAAGCGGTGCAGGTACTGGCATAATAACCGCTAATAGTTTTGTTGGTAATGTTACAGGTAATGTTACAGGTAATGCAGTAGGTGCGCACACAGGTACTTTTGATGGAGACATGACTGGTAGTGTGTTTTCTGACGATTCGACTATAATAGTCGACGGCAATACTCGTACATTACACGGAAACTTACAAGATGTTAATAAGATAACTTATGATACTTCGTTAAATGTAAGTCACGGAACATCTGGATCAATAGGCACTACAAACTTTTCAAATACCGAAGAAGCTCAGTATTTAAAAATTAGAAGAACTGATGCAGGTACGGCAAGTGATCAAAATATTGGATTAATAGGTTTTGATCAAATAGACGATACTGGTACAAAAACATATGTATCATTTGCTGCATGGCATTCAGGATTGTATCTTGGTACATCATCAAGTGGATCGTACGCGGCAACTAACTATGTAGGATTTGCCGATGGTAATATGGCTATTGGTGATTATACTCCAGCAGCAGGTTTAAGACTTGATGTAAGAGGTAATGTAAAAGCAACAGGCTTTATACAAACAGGATCTTTTACAACAGCAGAACGTGACGCACTAACTGGTGCAAACGGTATGATGATCTACAATACAACAAATAGTAGATTCCAAATATATGAAGCTGGCAACTGGTTAAATATGCGTGAAGTATCTAGTGGTGGCGGTGGCGGAAGTACTGACAACTATTCACATTGGAATGTCACAGCAGACGATAGTACATTAAGAGTTGTTAATGGTCAAGAAACTATTGGTATACTTGGTGGTACCGGTATTACGACAGCAAGTGATGCAGAAGGCAACATAACTATTACTGGTACAGTAGAAGATTTTACTGATTTAGGTGTAACACCAACTACACTAGCAGGTTACGGAATAACAGATGCTGCAACTAGTGCGCAAGGTGCATTAGCAGATAGTGCTGTACAGCCAGCAACATTAGGTAGCTTTACATTTACTGGTACTACATTAGACTCAAGTGATTCGAGTGGAGTTGTAGTAACACCAGCAGCTACATTTAGCAGTGATGTTACAGTTGAAAACGATTTAATTGTTACAAACAAAATTATTGCCGATACTATAGAAGTTGAAAACATCATTACTAATGCTAGTGGAACACCAGAAATATCAAGTGACACTGACATTATACTTGCTGCCGGTACAAGGGTAGAAGTATCAAGTAGTCCGTTTAAACTAGCAAGTTTTACAACCACTGAACGTGATGCTTTGAGTGCCGAAAACGGTGATATGATTTACAATACTACACTAAACAAATTCCAGGGATATGAAAACGGTGCTTGGGCCAGCTTAATCTAAGGACTAAAAATATGAGTGAACAATATTATTCTCTAGGAACAAATACAGCAGAGCAATGGCAAGAACTACATGCAGAACTTATTGCAGACGGAAACACATACGCTAGTGTTCCAAGTAGAGAAGTTACTGTAGAAGACGAAAAAGAACATAGTGCTACTAGAGGAAGTTATCTACTTACTGATGCAGAAGCAACTGCACTAAAAGACGACCCTCGTGTAAAATTTATTAATATTGATTACTCGAAGTATCCTGAAACATATAAAGCACCTGCAGACGAACTTCATGCAAGTGCTAGTCCAAAAAACTTTAATAGATACACAAATACAGTTAAAGTTTACAAAGAGATGGAAACTTCTAACACACTACCTGGTACACCCGGTGCAGCAGATATCAACAGAACCAACTGGGGGACATTAAGAGCTAGTACACTAGTTGATCCATGGATCGAGGGCGGTGACGCAGATAGCGTTGTAAAAACAAGTAAAATACCTCAGTGGGGTGATGGCAAGCATGTTGATGTTATTGTAGCAGATGATGGTGCTGGTTGGCTTGGACACCCTGAGTTTAATAGAGATACCGAAGGTGAGAAACCAAACGGATACACAGGTGGTAATCTACTACCTGGAAATGGTAGCTGTGATGTATTAGATTTATGTTTAGATGCACCATTATACTTAGATCCAGATTATTTTCTTCCTTTACCTGCATCTTACAGTAGATCAGTATTTGCTAGTCCTTCTGAAGGTGGTAGTTATACATTAAACACTGGACAAGATCGTACTGGAAGCGGTGGCGGTCCTGATTATCCTATAACTATTTACGTAGGCGATACTCTCAGAATAACCAACACAAGTCCAGAAGGTAATCATCCGTTATATATTAAAATTACACAAACTTCTGGTACAGGAGATCAAGCGCCAAATACTACCGGACAGGGTGCAGTAAACAACGGAACTGTTACTTTTTCACCAACCGAAGCAGGAACATATTATTATCAATGTAGTACTCATGTAAATATGAGTGGAACTATTAATGTCCAAATGGGCGACAGAATTGAACAAAGATGGGACGGAACTACTGTACCTATCGAAAGTTTTGCAAGAGGATGGTGGACTAATTCAAATAATAGAAGTAGTGTGTTTAGAGCAAAGTTTCCAAGTGCTGGCGTTGTATCGTTTATTACAAGCAACTATACACGAGCATACTGCAACGGTACCAACACAACACAGAGCAGTGTAGGAGAGCACTGTACACCCTGTATGGCGCTTACATACGGTAGAACACAAGGTTGGGCATACAACGCTAACAAATGGGTTTTAAACTTGTATGGCACATATGGCAGTGACATCGAGCCTGGTTTTGACATGCAAAAAATCTTTCATAATGTAAAACCTATAAATCCTGCATATGGCACACAAGATCCAACTGTGAGTTCAAATAGTTGGGGATACAGAGCTGTTAAGTCACCAGGGGGCACTGAAGCTTCTACACTTTATCATCATTTTAGAGGTGGTGCTGCAACAGCATACACAACAGAAACTGGTATAAGTTGGCTAAGCCACATGGGAACACAAGGCGATGGTGGACGTTGGAAAGGCGAAATGAAAACTAATTCTATGACAACAGCATTAGACGAATTGATCGACAGCGGCGTTATATTTGTATGTGCTGCTGGTAATAGTAATCAAAAACAAACCAACTGGGGGCATCCAGACTTTGATAACTATATCGCACAAAACAATACCGATACCTTAGAACAAAGTAGCTTTGAAGAGTTTGGTATTGAAGTTACAGGTACTACCAATAGACGTGGATTTCCACAACAAGGTGGTAAAACTGTTGACGGAGTAACTGGCGAGGTCACATACAAAACGATCAACATCGGTGCACTAGACGATGATCATTCCACAGGAACTGCTAAAGAACGAAAAGTTGGATACAGTGACAGAGGCAACGGAATAGACTTGTATGCACCAGCAGATGGAATATTAGCAGCAAACCGTAGTTATGTTCCAGAAGGTGATTATCCTGCTACGTATGCTGGGTTTACTGGCAACAGTGGAAGTGGTGCTGGTGTTCCTGAAGATACAGGATTTAGTGGCACTAGTGCAGCATGTCCGTGTGCAGCAGGATTTATTTCTACATTGGTGCAGTTTAATAGAGACTGGACATATGCAGATATCAAGACATATCTTTCTAATATGCCAGGGCAAACCACTGCCAACTTCTATTACGGAACCGAATCAACAGGTTTAAATGATGCTAACTGGACTGATTATACTAGTATAGAAACTAGCGAAGCGCCAAAGGTTATATACCAAGATGCAACACAGTTTAAACAAACAGTGTTTCCAAAGCGTAAGAGTAGTATGAAGTCAGGCTTGCGCACTAGCGGTGTACAAATAAACTATATTCAAAAATGGGATAGAGGTTGACATTTTTTCTATATAATAATATAATAGTGTTATGTTTGAATATACAAAAAATAATCATGTAGATTGTGGATTTACATGCGACAACGACTTTTATTTTAATCACGGAACTGTAAGTTCGTATGGATCGTGGAGAGATGAATGCAAATCTACAGCACAGCAACTTTATGATTTACATGGTGACAAACTTGTTTTATTATTAAGTGGCGGGCTTGATAGTGAAGTAATGCTGCATAGTTTTATTTCATGTGGTATAACTCCTAGAGTAGCTATATTTAGATATGAGCGTAACCTTAACTTACACGATATAAACTATGCATTAAGATTATGTGCAGCCAGAGGTATTTCTCCTGATATTATTGATATCAATGTAGAAGACTTTTATAAAACACAGCTAATAGATTTTGCACAAGTCACACGTTGTAGTAGTCCTCAACTAAACTTATATTATCACTGTGCCAATCGTTTGGATGGTATACCTGTATTTGGTGGTGGTGAAAACTACTTGATACGACAAATAGGAAAAAAGCCTGTATACGATTGCGAAGAAGCTAGAGTTACTACATTATATACATATTTCCGAGATATACAAAGAGAATGTATTCCTAGTTTTTTCCAATACACACCAGAAACTATGATAAGTTATTTACAAAAAGAAAGTGTATATCGTTGGGTAGAAACAGCTTTCAAAGATAGATATATAAACAGTAAAAAGATTAAACCAAGTATTATTGCTGAAGATTTTGATGTTGAGCCTAGAGGCAAACTTACCGGCTTTGAACTAATGATGGATTTAGATAAAGAATACAGAGACAAACTATTAGCATTAAACTTAGGTGATAACGGCGAGCAACTAATACCGTTTGAAGAATATATTCCAATGTTTGGTGTAGAGCTATTAAGACCTATAAAATATGAATAAACACAATCTCATTGAATATTTAAATACACACGAAATAAGTTTAGGACTTAGTAGTGATACTAATGAGTTGCGCTT